TCCAGCTTTTTTGTCATGTGTGGCCGTCTACTGCTAGACGCAGCGGACAGTTCACATGGCGCCGGACGGCCGAACAGGCCTTCCAGCGTTTGGAGGGGTAAACCCCCGTATTTCAGACGCAGTATCGATGGGAATGAACTTGCCCTCACGGTCCAGCTTTTCACGCCACCAGCCAAGGACGGAAGTCCAAGGCGTGAAACGAGAAAATTGGCGCTGACCGGGAGGGGGGAGTTTCAAATTCCCTGGTTTCATAGCTTTTGGCAAGCAGGTACGATATCCTCCTCCGAGTGCCCAGTACAAGCCGTGCGTACATCGCGAGATGTGCGCACGAAACACTCGGTTTGTGACGAAGCATGCCCCATCCGGGGGTTCCATGTCCGAGAACGCCACGTCCTCGTCATATCCCGCCCGGAACATGCTCCGCACACCCTCAAACTTCCGCGGGTCGGAAGGAGAGTAGAAGATATCAACCCTACTTGCGTACTTGGATGGGTCAGCTCCCTCAAAGAGCAATGTGTAAAGCTGCGAGCGAACCACCTTCGGCATGTCGCGCATCCCTTTGCTAGGATGGCCAAGCCCACCGAGAGCCACTGGGAGCTCAGGTGGACGACGAAGGCGGCGAGCCTTGGCTCTTACAGGTTTACACAGGACTCGGGCCACACGCCGCAGTGCTTTCCACTGCGGGCTGAAGTAATTGCCCTTGTCCATGACCCCACTACCGTCCCTGAGGAATTGCTTGACAGGATAAGGGTTGTACCAAACTGCCGGGTCACCAAGCCCGAAGACTTCACAGAAGGTCCAACCCTTCCTTCCGAAGAAGGATTTCTTGTCATGCAATCCCGAGCCTATCGCCTCAACTCTTTGGCGGTAGACTCCAATCTGCCTAGGCCTTGTAACGGACAACACATCGTCACCGCAGATAGCGGTGTGCGGACCCAGAGCGTTACAAGCCCAACCATTCAGGATCGACAAGATCGTAAACGACAACGGAGTGCCCATAAGGCATCCCCTCTCCATGGGGACACGAATACGATCTTGCTTCTCGCCGACCCTGATGGAATTCGGCAGATTGACAACCTCCTCCCAGTGTCTTTTGGTGAAAGACGACTTAGGGTATTCTACATAATGCTTGTTGCCAAGCTCGACGCCAAGGGATCGAGCGCAGCAATCCACGTAAGCCTGGGAGAGGCCTGCGCGGTAAAGGCCGCGGAGTACGGCCCTTATAGCATCATGAGAAAACCCATCAGTCGCCTTCGTCAAATCAGCAGAAAGATACTGCTGATCACCACGCAGGTGGCCTGTGAAACCCCGAACTTTGTCGTCGTCGAGACGCCGACGGGCAAAGTCGCGCACCCTCTTGTCAAGCTTCTGCAAGACAGGAAAGATTGCGTAACGGCACAGGGTACCTGCAGTAAAGATACTGGCGGGAGGGACGGTAATGACACGCACCTTGCAGCCCTGCTCAGATATCGGCGTAGCAACATGGACAGGGTCCGTGTTGGTGGCGAAGCCTCCTTGACCGAGCTTGCTGAAGTTCTCCATCGACAACAAGGTTCCGTAACCTTGCAGAACTTCAGGGTACTCAAGCTCGTTGAATGGCCCCCTACGCACAATATTAAGCAGCCTGTTCAAGAGAGAATCCTTCCCTGGGAAAGGCGGGCTACGCCTAGCCGCTTCGAGGATACGACTCTCCATGTCGACCCGATAAAGGTCGCCATGGAGGTCCTCCGTGAACAAGTCACGAAGGTGCTCGTCGTACCCGCCTTTACTCCCAGGGCACTCTCGAACAGCGTTCTTGCTGCCAGGTGCATGTATCCAAGTACGTTTTCGCAACCGATCCCCAAACATATCAGCCACGTAATCTTCGATCGAATCCTGGAATCCGGGATCCGTCACGTGGTGTTCGGAAATGTTACGGGCGTGGTTCAACAACCCTTCAGAGATGAGGAGTGGACTAGCTTTGGGGAGCCCCCTAGCGAATCTGGTGAAAGCCAGTACGCGCCGGGCCTCACTAGTGCACATCCTCCGAAGCCATCTCTGAATGGGCCTGGGTATCTCCTCGACGAAATCGACTTCCCGCTCCGTGAGGCAAACGTCACGGAGGGTCGTGGCAAGATCTTTCAACTTCTTGCACAACCAGTCGGTTCCACGAGGGCCGCAAGCTGTGACCCACTTGCGGACTATCCAGCAACCACGCTGTTGCGAAATACCAGAGGCTACGAAACCAGCCCACACAGCTTGCCAAACAGCTGTGTGAGAATCGACAATACGCCGATGGGACTGCTTACCACTACCTTTCGGGGGGTGATGAGCGGGACCTACTAAACGGCCAAGAAGTGCTGACGGAAGTCGGCGCTTGATGATCTGCGAATAGCGGG